GGAATGGTGTTAATGCGTGGAAGAAAGACCCGAAGACAGTTCGTGATGGATATACAAGACACGAATATCATAACAAGATTTCTGATTTGGTTGAGAAAAACGCAGGATGAAACGGGAAGAAGTAAATTCCGAAATGGACGTTTTCGATAACTAAGGGAGCTAAGACACATGGACCGCCTAATCATCGCCTCTGAGATTCTGAAGATTGCCAAGGAACTTATGGCAATCGAGTTCGATACCGATGCCGAGAAAAAGAAGTATCAGCAGGAACACGAAGTCAGGCCAGGGACCAAGTTGACGGTCAAAGAGGGCGAGAAGGAGATTTCTTCTCCAGATCAAAAGAAACAGAAGTATGAAGGCGCAATGGGAAGACTAAGGGCGGTCAAGCAGAAGCATGGACCGAGTAAGAGATTGTGGAAAAAACAATTGACGGAAATTGAGCGACTGATTCAGGACTCTTTTGATACGGGGAGTGACAACAAAAAGGAAATTGAAAACCAACTTGCTGATATGCACAAACACCTTGGTTCTCCAGGAGGAGACGGAGATGTTTTGAATCAGCTCGGTGACGAAATACAGATTGCATATTCACTTGCTCGTAGTCATTAACCCCTTTCGTCTTTCACAACAACCTACCCAACAAGGAGTCCCGCATGAGCAAGGAACAGCAGAACAAGACGGCCAAGGAGACGCTCTTGGCCAAAGTCGCCGCCATCACTCGCAAGATTGAGGCAGCGGATGACACCGAACTGAAGGCGTGGGCCGGACAGCTTGACGCCGACAGCAACCTCAAGGCCGAAGCCGACGCTGCTTCTACTGCCGAAAAGGACAATGCCCAGCAGAGCACGGGTGTTGACGCTGGAGCTGCCGCCGACGACCAGAACGCCCGCGCCAACGCCAATTGGCCGGCGAAGACCACGATGGCCGCTTCCATGGTCGAATTGGCCCGTCGTGAGACCAAGACTGCCGCCATGATGCTCGCCAAGGCCAAGGAAATGGTGGCGGAAGATGACGAGGAAGAGTGTGTCGGCTGTACGGCCGCTGCCCAGAGCATCGTCAAGACCGCCAGCGACATGATGCAGATGGCCCGCGACATCATGGGCGCCGACGAAGAGAAGTCGATGCCGCCGTGGCTGGAAAAGAAAATCGGCGAAAAGGAAGCCAATACGAAAGTCGCATCCCGTCTGATTGCCCTCGCCAAGCAGGTGATGGCGGATGAGGATGAGGACGAAGACGAGCCCGAGCAGGATTCGGGTAAGGAGGTCGCGGCGGCACTGGTCAATCTCGCCAAGACACTCGCCGAAACCAAGGACTAATCCCGCGACGAGTACGGACTAATCAGGGTTTAATTATTTTTTTATATTTACTCTGATTGGTAAGAGTCCGTGTCGGTAACGGTTCACCAAAATCCCAATAACAGGGAGACTTTCAATGGAGAAGTCAGCAGAACTCAGAGCCGAAATTGACCGGCTCTCGGCGAAGCTCGCTTCCATGGACGGTCAGCCCGCCAAGACAGCCAGCACGAAAACTGCCGGCAAAATGCTCCTGGCGGAGATTGACGAACTGGAAGAGCAAATCGCCGGCATGTATGCAGCGGATGAGGACGAGGACGAACCCATCACCGCCGATGACGATGAAGCGGATGAAGAGCCCATCACTGCCGACGACGACGACGATGATGATGAGGTTCCGGTAAACGAGGAACCCGTCGAAGTCGAGTCGAGCGAGTCCGCCCCCGGCATTGAAGACGAAATTACCCAGGACAAGTTCCGCGAGGTAGAAGATACCCGCCACGGCACGGAACTGTCGTCTGGCCCGACCATGCGCTCCGTCGCTCCCACCAATTACACGGCCCGCCTCATGCAGGCTTCCGCAAGGCTGGACAAGGTGGCCGAGTACCTGGAGAAGAAAGGTCGTAATCAGCTCGCATTCCGCATCGATAAGATTGCGGATGCTATTGACAGCCACCTCAAGCAATCAAAGGAAGCCTAACATGAGCAAGCGCGTCAGACTCACACAACGCACTCGTAAGGGTGCCGACAGTTCCGTTCCGTATCCCGGCAATGTGAACCAGCCCGACCGGACCGACCCGGCTTGGGACCAGTACCACACCTTCGAACAGCAGGTCAACCACGAGTTGCCCGACATGCGGCACGAGTGGCAAGAGGACGAGCGGGACGAAATCGGCTTCGGCGTTCAGGAGTCGGTGAAGAACCCCGGCGCCGCCCCCATCGGCGAAGCCAAGGGTACTCCGGCCCCGACCATGGCCAGCGTCCGCGTCGCTGCGAACAAGGCCGTGAAACTCGCTGTCCTGCTGCTGGGCGAAAAGGTGCCCGAGAAGGTCATCGAGCAACAGGCGCGGGATTTCCTGCACCTGGGTTCCGAGGCGATGGACCGTACTATCGCCCGCTTCGCCAATACGCAGAAGTTCTATGCGGAAGACGAGGATGTGACCAGCTCGAAGGCCCTGGCCGAGCAGAATAAGGCCGTCCCACCCGCTATCCAGACCCCGGCCAACCCGCAGGAAGCCGACAAGGCCGCCAGCGAGAAGAAGGCCGAGGAGAAGGTGGTTGAGGCCGCTGCCGCCCCGAAGAAGGCGGTTGAGGCCCCTGCCCCAGTTGTGGAAGAGAAGGAAGCCAAGTCCAAGAAGGCCGAGGAAGTCGCTCCCGTCGCTCCAGTCGCTCCCGTAGAGGAGAAGAAGGAAGCGGCCAAGAAGACCTCCGCGACCGACATGGACATTGAGCTGCAAGGTGCCGAAGAGGAAATGGCACCCGACCCCGAAGCAGACGCTAAGCTGGCAAGCCTCTTCAAGGCGGACGAAGTGCCCGCTGAGGACGAAGAGGCGAAACCCGTCGAGGCCAAAACGACGGCGAAGAAGGCAGGCGTCACCCGTCTTGGTGGTCAGCCGAAAGTGGCTGCTGAAGGCGGCGAACAAACCGACCTAAGTTCCCTCTGGGCTTCGGCCCCGGATGTGAACGAGCTGTTCAAGTAACAGCTAAACAAGGAGAAGGGCAATGAGTCTGACAATCCTCATCCGTACCCAGCTCAGCTCGATTCCCGTTCTCTCCGACGACTGCTACACCAAGCAGAACTACGGAGCGAACATCCTGGGAAACACGACGTTGAGCGTCAACACCCCGCGTGGCGTCCTTGGTGGTTCGGTCGCGGCAATCAGCCCCGGCCTGGACTACACGGTCGTCCCGTGTAACCTCGTCCTGCGTCCCGTTGGTCTGTTCGTGAACGATGCCGCTGGTGCCGCGTTCGAGAACTCGCCCGCTGTGGCGTCGGGCAAAATCGCCGTCATCAAGGGCCTCCCCTCCGTTGAGGTGGATGTCTACGAAACGGCAGGTCTGACTGGTGGCCAAGTCGCCGGAACCTACACGGTTGGCGATTTGCTCTACAGCTCGGACTACGGCCTGTTGACCTGTAACCCGAGCACGGAGAGCCAGACGGTTCTGCCGGGACACGGGACGGTCATTGGCGTCGTGACCAAGCGGCCAACCACGGCGAGTCCGACCCTCGGCCTCGACCAGCGCATCTAAGGAGTACACCAAATGGACAACCAGACAAAGCAGGAAATCATCAGTCAGTACATCCGTACTGCGGCTGGCCGTCAGCGTCTGGCCGCGTCGATGATTCAGCCGCTCCGTCGTCGTCGGGATTACACCTCCGTCGGTCGCAAGGCATTCTATGTCGAAGCGCTGCCGGATGGTGCCCTTCCCATCTACGACAAAGACCCGAACATCACGGCCTATGTCGTCGGCGAAGAGGGACAGAATATCGTGGCGGTTGCGAAGCCGAAGCGCGTTCTGTTCCCCTTGTTCGAAATCGCCAGCAACCCCGAAATCCAGTTGACGGAAATCAAGCAGCGTCGGTTTGACCTGATTGAGCGTTCCGTTGACCTGGCGAAGGCTGAGATTCAGGCGGAGGAGGACCGTAAGGTCTTCGCCGTCATGGATGCCCTCAGCGCCGACCCGACCAACCCGAACCCGGCCATCCCCGTCACTGGCAACCTGACCGCCAACGCTCTGGCTGACGCCTTCGCCAGTATCGAGCGTAGCGACATCCGCGTTGCCACGGTGTTCTTGAACGCCAAGGATTACGCGGACCTGCGCAAGTGGGACCGTGACACCCTTGACATCGAGACGCAGGCCGTCCTGTTGAAGACCGGCTTGATGGCAACCCTCTGGGGCGCCAAGCTCATCGTCAGCCGTATCGTTCCGGAAGGAACGGTCTATGTCTGCGGCGAGCCGGAATTTTTCGGACGCATTCCCGTAAGAACGGAGCTGACAGTCTTGAGCGCCGATGACCCGAAGAACCGTCTGATCGGATTCAGCGTCTTCGAGCAGATCGGAATTGGGGCCTACAACCCCTTTAGCCTCCAAGTGCTTTCCATTACTCGTGTTCCGTAAGAGTCTGACTCTTACCGAGGTCGCGTAAAGCACTAGAGAAGCGAGACTTACGCCCTCTCTGGGAAACTGGAGAGGGCGTTCTTTTTTTATCTCGTGGATGGCGAATCAGAGTTCAACCCGATACCCTGAGTACGAGCAATGGCGGGACTGTTTTTTGTTCGCTCTGATAGACAGGGCGGTCGGGATGCTGAAGAAGGGCGGCAGGCTGATATTGAATGTGGCGAACACTGAAGGTGGTCCAGTTGCCGACGATGCGAGAAGTCAGATAGAGATGCGGCTGGGGGTGGCGGAAACCTTGAAAATAGTTTT